CCATTAAGGCCGCTATGGAGTCGGTTAACCGTAATGAGGTTACCTTCCGACAATGGACGATGGCTAGCCCTGACTTTAAGGATAGAGCCGACAAGGCCCGCCTAGAGGGCAAGGGCGTTAAGGCCGACTTTAAGAACCTAAAGGATATTACCTTTGAGGAATTCTCTGAGCAGTTCCTAGACACCAAGTTGTTTCCACATCAACTTGACTGGATTGACCTGATTGAAGGTCGTGAGCCCCGCTGGGTCCACCCTAGTATGATTTTTGAAAAGAATGCTGATAACCGAGTTTTAATTAACGTTCCCCCTGAGCACGCTAAGTCCACGGTACTGACCATCAACTACGTCACCTACCGAATTGCTACCGACCCTAACATAAGAATCATTCTGGTCTCTAAGACTCAGGGTATGGCTCGTAAGTTCCTATCAGCAATTAAGACAAGGCTAAGCCACCCTTCCTGGATTAAACTCCAGACAGCCTTTGGACCAAATGGTGGCTATAAAGCGGACTCGCCTACGTGGTCCGCCGATATGATTTATCTAGGCACAGGTCGAGACTCTGGCGAGAAAGACCCTACCGTTCAAGCCCTAGGCTTTGGTAGCCAAATCTACGGTGCTCGCGCTGACCTGATTATCCTCGATGATGTCGTGATGAACTCAAATTCCCACGAGTGGGAGAAGCAAATTGAATGGCTTCAAAAAGAAGTCATCACGCGTTTGGGACGACACGGGCGACTATTAATCGTAGGAACCCGTGTTGCTCCTGTCGACTTATACAAACAGATAAGGGACGGCTCTAACTGGACTGGTGGGAAATCGCCATTCACTTACTGCGCTATGCCAGCAGTCCTCGAGTTTGATGAGAAGCCTGCCAACTGGAAAACCTTATGGCCTAAGACTGACCGCGCTGAAGGCGGAGATGATGAGATTGATGAAGATGGACTCTACCCAAAGTGGGACGGACCCGCTCTCTTTACAAGAAGAAGCGAAGTTGCTCCCTCTATATGGGCTATGGTCTATCAGCAAGAAGATGTCACAGACGACGCGATATTCGCACCAGCCTCGGTTGCAGGATGCGTCAATGGTATGCGAAAGCGTGGGCCACTTAAACCAGGTGTTCCAGGTCATCCACAACACATCGAGGGCTATACCGTTATAGGGCTAGACCCTGCTATGACTGGTAATACTGCAGCCGTTGTTGCAACTTATAACAAAGTCGATTCTATGATTTACGTTCTTGATTGCGTAAATATGACAGACCCAACACCTGCAAAGATTCGTACCCTTATCGAAGATTGGGTGCAACGCTACAAGCCACAGGAATTACGAATTGAAATCAACGCACACCAGAAAGCCTACGCACTCGACGATGACTTGCGCAACTGGCTCTCGATGTATGGTTGCCAACTCAACTCTCACTTCACTGGTAAGAATAAGTGGGATACTAACTTTGGTGTGGCTTCTATGGCGGGTCTCTTTGGTTCTCTACGAGATGGAAGATTTCAGGATAACAACTTAATAGAACTACCAAGCAACGAAGGTAGTGAAGGTCTTAAGGCGCTAGTGCAGCAATTGATTACTTGGAAGCCTGACACTAAGAACCCTACAGACTGCGTTATGGCTTTATGGTTTGCCGTCATCCGCATACGTGAGATGATGCAAAAGAGTACTTCGCAACAACGTTGGGTTCAAAATCGCTGGGCGACTAGAGCACAGACCGAGAGAAGATTCTCAATTAATTTAGATGATGCCTTTGCAGAGCAATGGCAAGATACATACGGATAGGAATCTATGGCACTATCAATTGAACAGGTAGCAGCAAGAGTTGAATCTCTTCGCTATCGCGCCTCAGACAGGGATGCTCGCAATCTTGACGTCCTTGCTGTACGCAAAGGACAAATTGCTAGCGTATATCCTGACTTCTTTCCAGATGGGGTAGATGCCAATGTCGTGGCAAATTTTGTTGATATTGTTGCGCGAGACCTATCAGAGGTTATGGCGCCACTACCAGCGGTTAACTGTAACGCGGCGAATTCGGTTTCTGACCGTGCTCGCAAATTTGCTGATACTCGCACTCGCATTGCCTCTAACTATTTTGCTCATTCAGATTTATCTGTACAGATGTATCAAGGAGCAGACTGGTACTTAACATATGGATTCCTCCCGTTCGTAATTGAATTGGATGAAGAAGCAAAACTGCCGCGCATACGCCTAGAAAACCCAATAGGTGCTTACCCTGAGTTTGACCGCTACGGACGTTGCGTTGCTTTTGCAAAACGCTACACAATGACACTAGGCGAACTCGTTTCCTTGTTCCCTGAATTTGAGTATGAACTGCTTGGCAAACTTCGCTATGAGCAGAGTCTAACTCAACAGGTTGATATGATTCGCTACTACGACCAAGAGCAATCAGTTGTCTATCTACCTACAAAAGATAATTTAGTTTTATCTCAGGCTAAGAATCCTCTAGGTAGAATGATGATTGTTTGCGCACGTAAGCCATCTGTTGATGGCGAAATGCGTGGTCAGTTTGATGACATCATTGGTATTCAGTTGCTACGCAACCGTTTTGCACTTCTTGCTATGGAGGCAGCAGAGAAATCTGTTCAGGCTCCTATTGTTCTTCCTTCTGACGTTCAAGAACTTATGCTTGGTGGCGATGCGGTTATCCGCACAAACAACCCAGCGGGCGTTCGTCGCGTAGAACTTACTCTGCCACAAGGCGCATTCACAGAGCAGACATTGCTCAATCAAGAAATGCGTGTAGGTGCACGTTACCCTGAAGGACGTACAGGTAACATTGATGCATCTGTTGTCACAGGACAAGGCGTACAGGCTCTTATGGGTGCCTTTGATACCCAAGTTAAGTCTGCTCAAGCAATCTTTGCTAGCGCTCTTCGTGACGTTATTCAGATTTGTTTTGAAGTAGACGAGAAGATTTTCCCAGATTCTAAAACAATCCGTGGCGTTGATTCTGGTTCGCCATATGAAATTACTTACAATCCAGTCAAGGACATCAAGGGCGACTACAGCGCAGATGTTCGTTATGGAATGCTTGCTGGTTTAAATCCAGCCCAAGGTCTTATCTTTATGCTACAGGCTCTAGGTGGAGGACTTATCTCCAAAGACCTTGCTATGCGTGAACTTCCATTCACAGTTAACGTCACGCAAGAACTAGAGAAGATTGAAGTTGAGAATATGCGTCAAGCATTGCTTGGTTCTTTGACTGCATACACTCAAGCAATTCCTGCTATGGCAACACAAGGCGGAGATGCAAGCGATGTAGTTCGTAAGATTGCTGCAGTAATTAAGGCTCGCCAGAAAGGCGTAGCCCTTGAAGATGCGATTGAAGAAACCTTCGCACCTGCAGAACAAGTTCCTTCTGCTGGGGCTACCGAACAAATGGTTGAGCAACCGTCCCCTGCTCCCTTAGGCGCTCCAGCAGAAGGCGCTCTTCCTGGTGAAGCACCAGTAGAATTACCACCTGCTGAGGCTGCTCCAGATATTTTAAGTCTTCTCTCGAGCATATCAGGGGCTGGTGAAGCAAACGCAAGCGTAAGAAGTATTCGGCGAAGATAATTTAGGAGGGGACACGTGACAACAATTATCGGCATTGAATATGACGACCACAGCATAATTGTTGCTGACAGTCGTGTTACCGATGATACTGGTCGTATATATGCCCATAAGGTGATGAAGAAGATATCATCACGCGGGGCGTTACTAATAGCAGGAGCAGGCGAAGTAGCCCCTTGCGACATAGCCCAGAATGTTTGGATACCACCTCAGTTTACAACAAAAGACAAAAAAGATATTTATCGCTTTATGATTACCAAAGTGATGCCATCTTTACGCAAATGCTTAACTGATAATGGTTATAATTTTGATGAAGATAAAAAAGATGGGACAAGATTTCAGTTCTTGATATCAGTCGGTGGAGAACTTTTCGACATAGACGAAGACCTATCGGTAATGAAGAACGAAGACAATATGTATGCCATAGGCAGCGGAGGTTCTTTTGCCTTAGGTGCTCTATACGCAGGAGCAGAGCCTATGCAGGCAATGGAGATAGCCTCTAAGGTAAGTGCTTATTCAGCACCTCCATTCTACGAAGAGATTCAATACAAATGAAAAAATTTAATAATGCTATAGATAACGCAATGAGAATCCTTGCTGAAGAGTTAGAGGATTCAGATAGCCAGATATGCACTGGCTGGGTATTGGTAAGCGAGTGGTCGGATTTTGAAGGCACTCGATATTTAATGACAGATGTTAGCGACAATATGAACCCTTGGTTAGCCAAAGGTATGCTGCAAAGCGCTGAAGAATATTCATATACACCAGAGGAGAAGTAATGGTAAGCGGAGGATTACGCCCTACTGCATCACAAAACAATCCTATGAGCGTTTCTGCTACTGGTGGCAATGGTCAATCAGGAAAGTTTGCAGCAAAGAAAACAGAAAAGGCTGCACAACTTCGTATGTCTGGACTTCCTCAAGGAGAAAATACTGCTGTGGCACAACAAATTAATCAAGGTGGCAACGTATCAACAACTGCGAATGCTGCTAATCCAGCATCAAAAGTTCCTAGCGGAATGGGACTTGCTGAACTTTTAGGTTCACTCGACCCTCTTGATTCTGAACCAGTTGAGTTTAGACCTATTTCTGATGGTGCACCTATTGGTGGTGGACGTGGAGAAGAGGCTCTTCCAAAGAGTTTAAATCCTGATAGTCGTCAAATTGAAAATGTTGAATTAATTCAAAGATATAGAAATGATTTAATTAACGCAGCACGTTTGCCAGGAGCGCCTGATTCTTATAAAAGAATGGTTAATGCGCTACTGCGGGAGATATTATAATGAGATGGATGGAGAATACATTCTTCGACCATCTTGACAAATTCGGTAACTCACTAGGTTACGAAAACTTTGGTATTGCTTTTATGTTGTCAATGGTTCCTTGGCAGAGCCCTACCGATAGAGATGATTTTATTAGAGAAATTACCAACGAAGATGTTAAGGGTGGAGAACCTTCTACTTTTAACCCAGAATATTTGGAGTTCTAAATGTCTTTTTGGAGTGACTTTAGAAAATCTTTTGGTGGCGACAAAGACGCTATGGAAAAAATTGTCGATAGACTTTCTCCTTGGAATATTGCTAAGAGGGCTTTACAGCAAAACACTAAAGATGTTTTAACTGGAGCAAAGGCTGTTGCTAGTGGAGTAAAGGCTATTGGTCAGGCTATTCCAGAGCCAGTTAGCCAGGGATTAAAATCGGCTTTGACTCAAGGTGGAAAAACTTTATCAGCAGCAACTGAACCTTTTCGTGCTATTGGTAAACAAGTTGCAGCAGGGCCTAGCGCAGCAGCCCTTGGCGCTGGAGCAAAAATAGGAACTACTCGTTTTGCCTCTCAGGTATCACGTGAGTCGGGTACTGATTTAAATGCTTTTCTTAAAGATGGTATGGCTGATTATGCAGCGCAAACTGCAGCAGAAGATGTTAATGTTTATGACCCATTATTACAAGTTGCTATTCTTGCTGAAGAAAAAGTATTTAGTCCTTATGTAAAACGCCCAATATCAACGGCAGCGTTGTTAACTGACCCAGAAAGTCCTTTATTTGAAGATGATGCCTACGGCAAAGGGATTCAGTTTAGTGATATCCAGACTGCATATAATCGAAGCAAAGATGTTTCTCTTGGTGTAGCCCTCACAAAGTCTTATCTAAACCCATTTCATATTACTGGAGTATCTGACGCAATTCTTGAAGATGGC